AGTCGGCGGCCGGGCGGGCGGGGGGGGGGGGGGCGGCGGCCCGCCGGCCGCTGCCGGCCGCGTCAGTGCCAAAGCAGATAGACAAAGGGCAAGCCCAATAGCAAACCGCTTAAAAATTCCTGCGTCATGTTTATTCCCCATCTTGATAATCTCCTGCCGCGCCTTGCTTAAGCATGCCGATAGCGACGCGGAACACAAAGGCGACGAACATCATGCCCACCACGTAGGCGGCCACGGTCAAGCCGTCATTGAAGTCTTCCATCGGGTCGCACTCTGGAAAGGTCAACACCACCGGCTGCCCGCCATACTGCCAAACGGCACCATGTTTCACAGGGTGAGACATGGTGCCGTCTGAACGGATGGCCGGCACCACCTGGCTAAGCACGAAGTCTTGCGCGTCCGCCTTATCGGCGAAGCAGCGCGCGCCCACGCGGTAACCGGTGCCGGACACGATTAGCCGCCCTTGCGGAACAGCTTCAAGCCTGCGCCGAAGACGACGCCGACCACCACGAAGCCGACGACTACGCCGCCGATGGTGTACAGGTCGGCAGTGCCGTCGGTCACAGCCTGGTTGCCGCTGATAGCTTCAGCGATTTTGCCGGCAGACGCGGTAGCGGCCAGCGTGGCGGTAGTGGCCGCAAAGGCCAGTTTCTGTTTCCAGTTTTTCATTTCAGTTCTCCAGAGCAGCAAGATTCAAAGATTCGCGGGGCTGCTCCTTTAAATCCCGCAGAATTGCGAAAAACTCAGCAGCGGTCTCAAGCAAAAGATTCCGCGACATTTGAATATCCAATCTCAACTCGTCCAAGGCATTAGGCTCATCAGCCAATTCACCCGAAAAGGGAATCTGATAAGCGTTCGTGTACGCCCTTGCGATAGCGTCCCGCATAAACTCGTCAACATCGTGCAGGTTGCAAATCGCGTTCCACAGGCGCGCATGAACATCATCGTTCATCAGAGAAGTAGACAACATCTTTATACCCCCGCAAAAACACTTGAATGGTTACCACCTGGTCGCGCTTGAGATGCGCGTACTTCTCCGGCTGCTTCGTGCGCACTTCGCACAAGTCCGTGCCGCTATCGCTGCGGATCAGGAAGCCGAGGTAATGAACCTTGCGGTAGCTGCCGTCGTCGTTCTTACGCTCCTTGACGAATTCCCGGTCAAACATGCCGGTAAGAAAAAAGCCTTGTTTTGCTGCGTCTGACATATCAGTCTCCAATTAACACGCGAGTATCGTTTCCCGGTTGAGAAACGCCCATTTGCTCCCCAAGATCTCGCGCAACACCTCAGGGTAATTTGATTCGCACAGCGGCACGTGCGGCCGGCAGGCCTGTGCGTAGCTGTATTGCCGCTTGGCCAAGCGATACTGCTCGAACCACTGAACCCAGTTACGCAGCTTCTGCCGCCACAGGGCAGAAGCAGCGCTGACGAACTGAAAATTGCTGGTCGCCGCTTTCCACGGCAGCGCCTTGTCATTCGACGTCTGGCATAGGCGGACGCCTTTGTCCGCTTCTTTGCGGCAGCCGATATGCTTGCCAATGTACTTGGCGACGTAGGCGGCCAAGCCCTTCGAGTTGGTCTTGACCGGCAGCAGCTCGGGGCGGCCGAAGCCGTAGCGGGGCATCGCTTCGCGCAGCCGCTTCCAATGGGCGCGGATGGCGGCATTGGCGCTGCGGTAATCCTTGGCGGCGATGGCGCGGAAGTTCAGGCCGCGGCGGATGTTCTCGCGGGTCGCCACAATCAGGTGATAGTGGATGCGGCCGGACTTGGTGCGCTCGATGACGCGGATATAGTGCGGGTAATGGTGCCGCAGAAAGTTCGTGCGCAGGCTGTTGAAGCGCCGCTGTGCTTCCTTCGGGCATTGCACGTCGTCGGCAAAGGTCAACGTAAGAAAGCCAACACGATCAAGGCCGAAACGGTCAATAAAAGCCCGAACATTGAGCTCCAAAGCGTATGCGGATTTGCGGTATGAAGTAGAAAAATCATTCAGATCACCTTTTGCCGCTTGGGGCTTTGCCCATTTAAAGCCCGTTTCAACGGGCTTTGTGGCGTTCTCAATTGAGTTGTTACTATTTAGACAAGGAAGGCGACCAGCGCCGTACACCTTGGCAACGTAGTGCAGTTTCGACCGCTGTAAAGCTGTGGCTTCCTTGATTCGCATGATAGTAAGCAGGCATTTACCTAAATAACTAAACAGGCGCGAAACTACACCATTTACCTAAAGAAGTAAACATTTTTCTAAATATTTACCTAAAAACTGCCAAAATATCCACACCACAAACAAAAAGGGAACAAAATGAGCAGGATTGGAACAACGAGCTACAACATCAAACTCGACAAGAAGATGCGTATAGAACGGCTGGCGATGGAAGCCAGCCTGAAAATCGGCAGAACCGTCAAATGGACTGAAATAATGGAAGTCCTTGTCAGCGAATTCGGCAAGGACGCGCAGGAAATGCTAATCCACAAAGAGCAGACGAAACAGAGCGCTTAACCATTCATGCAGCCTGAAAGGCCGCCAAACGTGCGCCTGTTGGCCGGCAGGCCGGACAGCCGGCCGGATCAAGTGGCCACTTGAACACACAGCCGGCCGCAGGCGGCAGAGCCGGCAGGCAGCGGCCGAAGCACCCGCCCCGTGCAGCCTTGGTGCGGCCGAATACGGGCAGGGCGCTGTCCCTAGCGAGCGCCTGCTCACTAGCGAGCGGACGCACGCCAGGCGATAATAAACGGGCGCTCCCTTTATAACTCTAACGAATATAAAGGGAACGCCCGTTTATCATCAAAGGCTTGCCTATGCTTACCGCCGCCCAGTGGCTCAACTGGTACAAACGCGAACGAAACTGCTACTCGGACTATCAGCTTGCCCGCCGCTGGCAGGTGGACACATCCGTAATCAGCCAATACCGGCGCGGCCGTCTGCGCCTGCCGCTGGCCGTCATCCTGGAGATTGCCGAAGCAACCGGCGCGGAACCGTTGGAAATCATCACTTCGCTTGAATTCCCGCGCGCGCCGCAGGCACACCGGGAACGCATCCGCCGCGCCTATTTTGACAGCCTGCTCAAGACGGCAGGCGACCGGATGGCGCGGCAGGCATGTGTTGCGGACTACCGCTGGCCGTAGGCCTGCGCCTGTTCGCATAATTGAACCGGAATATGTAAAATCATCAGACACTTGCGGGGAAACCCGTGTTGCGGCTGGGGGGTATCTGTATCAGTCCGGTATCGCATTGCTTCGGGTATGGCTCCGGATTGAAGCAGAACGGACGGATGGCGTAAAGGGGGGTATTCATAAAGACGGGGTCTTTACAAAGCTTCCCCCCTTTACGCCGTCCGTCCGTTCTGCTTCTTCACCTACGCCCCGAAGCAATGCGATACCGGACTGATACAGATACCACAAGGCCACCATTGGCGCACACTAACCGTTAAATCGAAGCAAGGGGCGTTGAGCCCCTTACTTCGATATGCCCCTCGCTGCTGCTCCTCCGTCCTGATACGGGGGAACCGCTGCCGGATTGTCGGGCGCTACCCGGGCGGGGCGGCGGCGGGAGCGGCAGGCGCAGGGTTTTCGTCCTGCAGGTACGGATTGTAAATACCGTTGGCGACAAAATCCCGGCATATTCCGTCGTCCATGTCGCGTATCGGCGTCGCCTGATCGGTGTAGCAAGTACAGCCTGTGTCGGACTGCACGCAAGCGACCGGGTAAGGCATGGTGGTGATTTGGGTGTTGTGGGGCGAATAGACGGGTGCCGTCCAAGGCTTGCCGGGGATGGCCGGCGTGTACATCTCGGCCGTTATGACGGGACGCTCAACCGCGGGGGCAGGCGCTGATGCGGACGGGTAGTAGCCGCCGGCATCCGGCTCGCTTATCGCTAGCGCTGCACGCTCCCCTGATGCCTGCGGCTTGGCCGCCTGCGCGGCCTGCACATTGGGGGCGGTGTGCGCGTCGTAACGGCCTTTTAGCACGTACACGCCATACACCGTTGCGGCAAGCGCGATGGGTAGGACGTACACGCCTTTCGCCAACTTACCCGAAACCACCGTATGCTCTTCGGCGCTTTTGTACATTCCGAAGGCTTTTTTCGGCAGAAAAAACACGCTCGTTGACGCCTCTGCTATGTCCCGGCGGGCGGCCGGGTTTTTGGCGCCGCCGCTATTCCAATAGAGCATCCGCCGCAGGCCGATAAGCGTCTTGCCGATATGCCGGTGTTCCCCGACCAAGTCGCGCACATTGGCGTCAATCAGGCGCGGGTTCTGCGTCAACAGGAAGAAGTCCAGCCCGCGGTGGCGGTGGGTTTCGAATTCGGAGACGTAGGCCGGCACGTCGCTGCCGCTGCGGCGCGGCCGGAAAACCTTTTGGCACTCGTCCATCACGAACAGCGCACCGGTGGGCGCCCACTCAGGCCAGGTTCTGGCCTGTTCTTCCGTAATTTTCTCGTGCGGTACTTTCAAATCTGGGATGTTGAAAACGTACAGCGGACGGTCTTTCAAATCGGCACGAGTCATCAACTGATAAACCAGCCAGGCAGTTTTACCACTACCCGGCACGCCGGTAATCAGGCTAATCAT